TAAAGCGGCATTAGGTGTGTAACCAAATGTGTAGGCAAATGTACTAAAAGAATAAGAAAGCAGAAGCAACAGCGCCCATAATCTTAATGGCACTATCCCTCTTTTCAGCAGTAGTTGCTTCATGTTGTTCCTTTGGTAATGGAATTTTATCTGTATGTACTTCCCAAGCTCTAGCTGCGGCATCGCCAATTAAGCCTTCGTATGGACAACTCGTACCAGCCATTTTCATGGCTTCAAATATTGCCGGGTCTTGACAAAGCAAAGATACACTAGCCACCTTCATACCAGCCGAATAAAGCATTCTTGCCTTCTTTAACAGCAAACAATTTGCCTCTGTATATGTAGCTCCGAGGCTCAACGATAAGATTTGAGTGCCTAAAGCTCCGCTAGATGAGATAGTACATAGGTCTGAGTTGCTTCCGCCTACATTCGGCGATATGGCGCTTGGCGGTGCAGATTTTACTGTGGTCTTGTTTACGCCATTGCTTGTTACTGTAGACGTTGTGTTTTGGTTGATGGTGCTTTCTTCTGCCATAGCCGCAAAAGACAATATAAGAAAACACATTACTATGCCGAAGGCTATTGCGTTGTTTTTAAGTCTATTCATTTTTTTTGTAAAAATATGTTCCCTGAAACTGAAATTCTTTCAACATCTGAAAAAAATGGGCTAACTGAATGTTGTAACCATGCTGGAAATATAAATATTTCATTATCATTAGGCATTTCTTCATGGTGAAACCGACTAAATGGTAAATTTTCCCCATAATGAAATTTAATTGTTCCTGTAGTATGATTTTTATTTATGGCTTGTTGTTTTGTATTTTCTTGTTTTAATTTTTCAGGTATTTTAAGATAAATAACAAACGACAAATCACCAGTATGATAGTGTCTTGGATTATGTTCACCTTTTTTTTGATGGTTTATCCATAAATCACTTGATGTTATTTGAAACGGTGTCACATAATCGCATGTACCTTTCCATCCATGTATCCATTCATCTTGATACATTTCTAATAAAGGCATAAATTTAGGAAAGAACCAATCTTCGTAATCTTTAAATGCGTACTCAATATCAATCATTCCAGCTAATTCATGTCTGTAATCAATCATATTTTTTTTATCTTCTGCTAATAATTTTTTCCCTAAATCTACAGGTATGATTGTTTTTAATACTAATGCACCCCAATATGGAAACCAATATTCTCCTTTTTTCATTGTTTTAGTTTCCCATCCAAACAATTTTTGTACAAATCATCTAAATTTGTTTCCTTCTACCCACGCAATCAAAGACAATCTTTTACCTTTTGTTACTGGTCTTACTCGATGTTCAAGAAAAGAGGGAAAAGTTATAATAGCACCTTTATTTTTTAATTTTATTTTATCTTCTTCCGAAAACAATGCATCTTTAATCTCAAACTCGCCACCCTCATATTCATCACGAGATGACAATTGCATTACTATGCTAATTTTTCTGTCTGACATTGTAGAATTTCCCCATAAGGTATCTATATGCCAATCATAAAAGCCTTCATCTTTTGAGTCATACACTCCAAACTGGCAATCCTCTATGCTTCTAATGTCAAATCCGTATACATCATGATTACAATTAAGTGCATATTCAAACATTAAATTAAAAATTCCAACATGCTGTCGTTTATTTAATAGGCTTATTTTTGAACGTCTTATATTAGTTTTTGTTGCAAATTCTTTAGTGTAAGAACCACCTACTCTTGCTTCGACTAATTCTTCCTTTAAACAAATATCTCTAATTTTATCAACTGCTTCTTCACTTATTGCATCGTAATAATTCCAACATATATGCTTCATACGTCACGCCTTTAATTTAAAATAATTTCTTCAAAATTAACAATATCTACTTTATGTAGAAAATTATCTATTACTTCATGTTTTACCACTTGCCTATAGGACATTCCTGTGATTTAAAAGATACTTTAGCTTTAACTATGCATCCACATTTTTTACATTTACCACCAATAAAATTGAACACATAATTTGGACATTCTTTACAAATATTAAATCTACGTTGCGCCCATCCTTTTTCCAATTAAATTAATCCATGATGCGTTAGTCTTGCATCAATATAAACATTTCCAGTTACCGCATCATCTTCCACTTCTTCTTCTTCTGGAAGTGGATCTAAAAGTGCTGTAATAGCACTAGCATTAGCCACACCAGCCTTTACTTCTTCATTTCTTGTATAAAAATCTGCTGGAATAAATCCCATTATATAATCACTTAGAGGTGTTCCTACTAAATATAGACCATCTGCATCTCTAGGTAAGTCTACATTTAGACCTCCAACTGTTTCATCTGCGCCATTGTGAACAGAAATAACAATAGTACCAGCTACTGTATTAAATTCACGTATTTTGTATGTAAAAGCCATTTGCTTCTCCTAAAAAAAAATTATCCTACTGAACCATTTCGAGTTCCGTTTCCACTCCAAGTTGCGTTACCAGCGCCTGAAGTAGCTGCACCACCAGCACCACCCACAGTGTGTTTAACGTTACTACTAGAACCAGCGCTACCAGTTGAACCAGTTGAAGCATAGCCACCACCACTACCACCAGCGCCTGTGTAAGTACCACCCGGACAGCCACCACCATTATAAGTATAACCCGCGCCGCCTCCGCCGCCACCAGTTAAAGAGCCAGCCGCACCATTACCAGCAAATTGAGATGAACCTCCAGCACCAGCTCCCGTGCCACCACCACCGCCGCCACCCGTACCCCAATTTCCGTATGTTCCTCCAACGCCGCCACCACCGCCACCACCTGAGATACGACCACTACTATTATCAATAATTATAGCATTTGAAATCTGTAAACCAGGCCCTCCAGCAAAACCAGTAGTTTTGGAATTCTGACCGCCACAATAACGTGAAGGAGCAGTTGTATTTCCACCAGCACCACCTTTCCCAAGTATTGTTCCATTATTTGTTAAAGATGAACCACTAGGATATGCCCCACCACCTATGACCATAGCGTAAGAACCAGTAGAAGCTCCATATACAACTACTCCTGAATTTATAACACCAGCTAATATTGAAGAGCCATCCCAACCAGCATTAGTAGCCCCAGTTCGGAAATTTAAACCAGTAACATTTGAACTAATAGTGTAAGTAAAAATATTACTAGTACCATTAAAATCAGCGTGAATTTGAATTTCACCACTACCCGGTGCATTACCTTTGCTGTAATATTCGCTTAAAGCGTGTGGAGCTGAACCGCCATACTCACCAGCAATGTCACCTAAACTTAATTGTCCTGTACCTAGTGCCATTATTTTTTCTCCAGTTTCTCTACTTTAGCAGTAAGCTCCTTGATTGACTCAATAAGCAATGCGTGTAGATTGTCGTAGTTTAGTGTCTTGTATTTTTTTTCATTACCAGTATGAAGTGGTAAAGCGTGTTCTTTTACTGCACAAGGCATAACCTTTTCAACATCCTGTGCTAGTAAACCAGCCGACTCCATTCCATCTTTAAGATATTTGTATGTAAAACCTGTAAGTTGAGAAACTTTGTCTAAAGCGTGTTCAATAGGATTAATGTCATACTTGAGCGTTGCATCTGAGATAGTAGTTGAGAAAGCAATAACATCATTTTCAACGTGTAATACTCCCGCGTTAGTAAGTCTCATATCTGTAGCACCATCTAAAATAAAATTTATTTCAGCCGTGCCAATTGCTATGTAGTCGTTAGTATCTCTTCCTACACTAGTAACACCTCTGCGTAAATCACCTAGTGAAGTTGATAAGTGTTCTGCATCAATACTTCCATTAACGTAAGCCTGAGAGTCTACAGAGTTTGCCGCCATCTTTGCTTCGGTTACTGAATCAGAAGCTAATGCAGTTGCATCAACCGATCCAGCCGCATAATGTTCTGCATCTATTGAATCTGCTGCTATGTGTTCACTATTGATAGCATCATCAGCTATTTTAGTACCATCCACACAGTCTGCGGATAGGTGAGCTAAATCAATACTGCCATCTACATATTGGTCACTATCCACGGAATTTGCACTCATGTGAATAAGGTCAATACTTCCATCAACGTATTGGTCGCTGTCTACACTATTCGCACTCATGTGTGATAAATCCACACTACCATCAACAAGCTCAGAAGAATCAACTGAATTCGCTCCCATAGCTGCAGCATCTACCGCACCAGCCGCAAAATGTGCTGTGTCTATAGAGCCATCTACATATTGATCTGAGTCAATTGAGTTTACTGCCATACGAGCATTTGTTACCCAATCATCTGCTGTGATAACGCCAAGCTGAGTCTGAACTGCACTTGTTACGCCATCCATGTATCCAATTTCGGTTGCTGTTAATGTTGCTGGTATGCCATCTAGAGCATTAAGCTCTGCGGCTGTTGATGTAACTGCTGTACCACCAACCTTCCATTGACTAGCTGTTAAATTTGGCTTTATAGCAGTTGTGCCATCAAGTAAATTATCTACATTGTCTAAATTTGTATTTAACTTTGTACCCCAAGTATCCGCAGAAGCACCAACCTCTGGCTTTACAAGGGAGAAAGTAGTAGTAGTTGTATCTGCCATGCGTTTACTCCGTTAATTTAAAATGTTCCTTTCCATACTCGAAATTTGTCAAATTCACCACTAAGGATATTTTTTCTGACGACTTCTTTACGAGCTTCTATGTCATCCCATTTTACACCTACATCTTTACACCATTGTGCAACAATGTGGATTGGTATAGAACCAACAAGACGATTTTCTCCTGTCATGCCATGCTTACCCTTTCGTAAGTTTTCAGCACGATCTAAGACACCTTGATTATCATAAGTTTTTTCAATTATGATTTTATCTTCTTTTTTATCAAAATGTACTTTTTCTTTAATCTGCATCCTTATCTCCTATAAGAGTGTGGGAAGTTAAGGAGGACTCCCCACACCGTTAGTTTACCTCAAATTTATGAAGTAGAGCAATCAGCTACTAAGCCTGATGCCGCTTCATTCTTTGAAACTAAGGTTAGCTCTGTCAACACTTGACGTGTTGTGTTATCACCAGTCTTAGCTAGTTCAGTATTCTTAGTAGGTCTAAGAACAGCTACTGCAAACATATCGTCTTGTAGTATCCAAACATCACGTGACTGATTTTCTCTAGAAGGTGTAAAGGTTACGCTACCCCACGGAGTTACGTATACATCCATTGCCTTAACAACACCGTTAGAAGTACCACCAACAGAAGCGCCGATAGTTGATCTTTGGTTGTTGTTACCTGTGAAACCTAGAGCAACATTCATTTGGAAAGCAGATAAGTAAACTGAAGAAGCCTTACCACCAGCTACCCAAATATCTTGCATAGTTGAATCAAAGTCAGCTTGTGTAAACGCTGTCTGCGAACCATTAGTTCTTGCAGTTGCGCCGGGAACAGAACCAGTAGGCTCTGCACCACTTGTACCTACATTTGAAGTATTAGTAGTGATGTATGCACCTAGACCAGCTAGTTCACGAGCAGTTGTTGCATTACCAGCAACGTATGCGTTATTCGCAAACAA